GGAATGCGGCTATTTCGAGTGGAGAATTGACTGGTATGTATCACCAAAGGCAGGCAAGAATGGAGGGGTAATTCTTCAGGAAATAAAGATGGAAGGAAGAAACCTCGATAATGGCGATCCGATGGATCTATACAACTACCACGAAGGCTGGAGAGTCTATCCAAATTCAACCAAAGTTGGTTCATATACGCGCCCTACGACCGGGCCGGACATTGAGTTTACGGATCCTGATAACCCTGGTGCCCCCAGAAAACCAGCAGATCAGACTAGGCAATTTTTCGAAACGAGACTGGACAGGTGGTTTCACGCTGCTAAGGATGGAATAAGTGGTGAGTTTACACAGCAGGGTTGGGCACGTTATCGTATTCCGGTTAGCGAGAAAGAGATGCTCTCTGAGCTGCCGGGGAATGTTGCCGTGGCGGGTGGTTTGCCATCTCGCAACGTTTCGGACGGATTGCCAAGTTTCCCCAATAGCCAGCAATCTTCGTTGGTCTATCGAAAAATTAAAGTTTCCTGGTGTTGTAAGCCAGGAGCATCTCCTGAAGATAGGAAGACCAAGGTTGAAATTTCCCCGACCACTGATACGATGTACCTTCCTAAGGGTTATTGATCATGAAAGTCGGCCTTATCGAATGGATCCGTAAATTGCGATGCTCAATATTCGCAATTCTGTGCGTGGACGTTTCGTTCGCAGCGGATTCGGATAGAAAGAATCTTCTTAATTGGGTCGGTGGAGATAGAATCGCCACTACTGGAACTATTTATGAGTTATTTTGCAAAAACTTAGCCCCCAAAGAGGTGTCGTGCCAGCGCGTTAGTCTTGACGAATTTTGTGCTAAGTTTGAGATCAAATCCTGTGATCGAATTATGGAAGGGGGTGTAAATAGTGCTGGTTATCACGTATTTCGTGTGTCTGACAACCGTCTTCTTGTGTGTTTCGTGCTATTTGACGTTTCAGTGGGTAAGAGGGGCGCACAAATGATTGAGTTGGTTGCCGTAATCCCTGACAATCGGGTGGGTAAGGCTAGTCAAGTCGAAATCGCCAACGCATTGCGTCCTGAGTTAGACAAATTGAATACCTTGTCCATTTCAGACATTGAAAGGCTCGCTAGAGGCATTCCTGCTCCTTCCGTTCCACAAAGGAAATGAAGGTGTTTCTGGACGGTGGTATGTGTCAGCCTCACCGGACTGACGCTCGGCGTGTCAAGATTTTCCTAACATCAATTCGGTGCCTTCGGGCTATTGGAAAGTCCCACGGAAATCAGCTACATAGGCGATGTCTTGCCGCCCGTCCACCCCCCTGACATCTATCCCTGTGACATGGGCAGGAGAGGAATGATTGTGTCTCGCTGTTCCTTCACTTCATGTTTAGATTCTGTGCAACCTGTTTGCACTCTACCGAGAGACACCGTTCAATCGTGCTAATCCAGGTTGACTCCACTCCCGGGGCATGAGTGCCCTCACCGTCACGCTTGGAGCCGACATCACCGCCTTGCAGCGGGCGCTGGCTGGTGCCACTGAACTTGTCGCCGCATCCGCCCGCCGCATGGGGAAAATGACGGGCGCGGGGCTGGCCGGCCTTGGCAAGGGCGGCGCGGCGGCACTTGAAAAGGGTTTTGCGGTGAGCGGGATTGCGCTCAAGGCGGGCATTGGCGCGGCACTGGCAGGCGGGGCTGCCGCAGTGGGGATCGGCGTGAAGGCAGTCAATCAAGCCGCCGACTTCGAGCAGACCAAGGTGGCCTTCACCACCCTGATAGGTGACGCGGCCAAGGCAGAGCAGACGCTCGCCAAGCTCCGCAAGTTTTCTGACGAAACTCCCTTCCAGTTTCCCGAGGTGTCCGACGCGGCACGCAAGCTCATCGCCTTCGGTGAGTCAGCCAACACGGTGCCGACCACCCTGCGGCGCATCGGCGACGTTTCGGCGGGCATCCAGGCACCCATCGGTGAAATCGCCGAAATCTATGGCAAGGCGCGGGTGCAGGGCCGGTTGTTCGCGGAGGACGTGAACCAGCTAACCGGTCGCGGCATCCCGATCATCGGTGAACTGGCAAAGCAATTTGGCGTCAACGAGTCCCAAGTGAGGAAACTGGTCGAATCCGGTGCTGTTGGTTTCCCTCAGATAGAAAAGGCGTTTATCGACATGACCGGCAAGGGCGGCAAGTTCTCCGGCATGATGGAGGCTCAGAGCAAAACCACGAAGGGACTCTTTTCCACGCTCATGGACTCGGTGAACGGGGTGTTTCTTGCGCTTGGAACACCCATCAATGACGCGATCCGCCCACTCGTTGCGGAAGCAATCGACCTGGTGTCGAAGCTGACCCCGTTGGCTGTTGAGGCAGGCAAACGGATCAAGGACGCAATCATGTTCGTCATCACCGCATTCAAGAGCGGACAGATCCTTGACCTCGTGTCGGCCTCCCTGAAACTCGGATTCGCGGTGGCCATCAACTCGCTCATCAACGGCTTCCGGGCCGCCGTGTCGTTCCTGTTCTACTTCATCAGCGATGGCTCGATGTGGAAGGGTCTTGGCACTGTGCTGTTAGGGCTGGCGGCAAGTTTCGGACTCGCCATCCTGAACGCGTTTGAAATGCCCATCGCCTACCTGAAAGCGGGCATTGAATGGTGCGTTGCCTGGATGTTGAAGGGGCTCGCCAAAGTCCCCGGCATGTCCAAGCTGATGGGATTCGAGTCCCAGGACGTGAACACCAACTTTGGGGACATCCTCAAGTCCAACAAGGCGGAGGGCGGTTCCTTGTTCGGGGTGAAATACAAGGACTTGCAGCAGGAGAACAACCGCCTGATTGCATCCGGTGGAGAGGGCTTAGGGAAAAGCGCCGCCGAAGCCGCCCGCAAGGCCGGGGAGTTTGGTTTCACCGACACGTTCGACACGACGGGCCTGAAGGAAAGCATGGACAAGGTCATCCAGTCTATCAGGGACTCGATGCCCAAGCCGGAGGAAGTGAAACAGGCGGCCAAAGTCGCCGCCAAGACAGGCGACACCGGAAAGCTGCCAGATCAAACCAGCCGCCTTGACCCCATCGTCATGTCGCTTGGCAAGGTCGGCGGCGGTGGCTACTCGACCGGCACGCTTGATGCCCAGCGGGAAAACAACCGGCTGACAGGGCAAACCAACAGCCTGCTCAAGGATCTGAACAAGACGGTTGAGAAGCTCGGCGGCAAGCCACAGGCGGCGTTTGGTTGACGCGGCTGCCAGGCCAACATGGCCACGCACATTTCGATTGAACCCGGACGGCTCTATCCGCAACCGGGATTCACCGTCCAGGTTGATAAGGAGGGCAAGTGGACCGCGACACAGATATTTCTTTGCCACCGTCTTTCGGCGGTCACCCTGTTGCCGCGTCCCGGTTCGGCCCATCCGGAAATCGGCTTCATTGAGTGTTCCAACGCGTCGGTGAACTTCACCGAGGGAGACGTGGCGGAAATTACCTGCCAATACGCCGGGTGCGAGGACAAGCCCGCTGACAAGGAAAAGGCGAACGCATCCTTCACAATGGGACTGTCGCTCAGCGAGGAACCCTTGCTCAGCCACCGCAGATACAAGAACCTCGGCACCACCGAAAAGGAGGCGCTCAAGCAGATCACGCAGGGCAAGGACAAGGATGACCAGGGCAACAAGCTGCGTGATAAGGTGACGAGCCTGCGGGGCAAGGAGGCGCTCACCAAGATCGAACGTGGGCAGACGAACTATTACTCGCCCCGCGTGACGTGGCGCGAGCGATGGGTCCGCAACCGTGGGGTTGAGGCGGCGGAACTCTACAAGGTGGGCTGCATCGACACGCCCGAGGGACCCGCTCCCGCGCTTGGATCACTGCGCGACTGGCTCCGCAACGGCGTCCAGCAGACACAGGAAGGCAAGGCGTTCACGTTGGAACTTGAATGGCTCGCCAGCAATCCGGGCGGATGGGACACCGACCTCTACGTCGTAATCACCGAATATCCATGTTTCAACACCGTCGAACTCGATGCCGCGTTGCACATTGGATTAGCGGGGTCCGAGCTTTCCGAAATCACTCTCATGGGTGAAATCACATGGAAAACCGACGTTGGCACCGACATGTCCACGCGGACCTTCTCCGTCGTTGTTGAGAATGACGTTGTGAGGGGGTCTGAGGGCGAACCACAAAGCGTCCAGAGCCCGCCATTCACCACCGGCCTGACGGCGGTGACGGGAGACATCAGCGTGGATGCCGCGAACGGGACATTTCAGATGGTGACCCTGACCGGATCAACCATGAGCCGCGTCCTGAACGTCCCAGCCAACGGCAGAGTTGGTATGCGGTTTGAGTTGTGGATTCACTCGACCACGGGAAATGCCCGGAC